GGATTGGATTATGATTGTCCCCTCTGATTGGTTACGTAGTGATGTTTTCGTCAAATTTTTGCTTGGTTGCAATAGGAAAACGTTACGTAATCGTTATGTTCACAATTCCATCCTTTTGTGGTCTTTGCTGTCGTTTTTCATGTGGATGATATGGTATCTTTTTCCTTCTGCTGATTATAGAGTTTATACTTTGTTTGCATTTATTCTTGTTAGCGTTGGCTTGACTATCCAGAAATTGATGGTTGATATCGTTATTGAGGATTATATGGAAAGCTTGGTTGATCGGAATACTATTTCTCCGTTAGTGCGTGATGTACGTGACCGTCATATTGGTCACATTTGTGCAGCGTGTGGCATTGTTGGTGCATTGTACGGTATAGCGCGAGCTTACCGCACATGGACACGAATGCGATCCCAAGGTTCCCTTGAGCCTCGTACTCAAGAGGAAGTTGACGCGCGAGATAGAGAGCAAAATGTATGGACACAAGTTTGTCAGCGTAGGTTGCCCGTTTTACCTGCTGCTGCCAATACTACTTCGAATCAATTGATTGGATTGGTTGATAAAAATTTAGTATATGGTACAGTTGTTGCTGGTGATCGTACATTGATGGCAAATGGCCTCTTTTTGAGATCGAATGTCGTTGTTCTTCCGGATCATTATTTCGAAAAAGATGTTTTAGATGTCACATTTCGGAAAGTTAATCCGGATAGTGCAGGAGGAAAATTTTGTGCCCGTTTGAGTAAGCAGTTGAGTTATAAACCACCTGGAACAGATTTGCGTTTTTGCTACATAAGTTCTGGTGGATCTTTTAAGGATTTAACTCGTTATTTGACGGATGAAGAATTACCTCCCCACGAGTTTACGATGATGTGGAGATCACGGTCTGGAGAAGTGTCTCAGCCTCGTGGTTTGGCTGTCATAACTGATACTGGTAATCGCTCTGTTGATTTTCGAGGTTATCGATATGACAATTTGACCATGAATACCTTTCAAGGCTTATGTGGCGCTGTTTGTATCGCGCGTCGTCGTGCGATTATTACATCGATACACTTGGGTGGTAATGCTGGCACCCCTTCTGGTTGCGCTGGAGTGTTGCGGAGAAGTTTTGCTGCTGATGCGTACACTTACTTGCGTCTGCAAGAAGGTGTACTTTTGTCTGGAACTGCCGAGAGGTTTGAAACACAGGTTTTAGGCGTGAATGTTTTCACCAATCAGCCTTTACATCCGAAAAGTCCTCTGAATTATATGCCTCAAGAGTCACAAGTTGAATATTATGGTAGTTGTTTGGGAAAGACAAAATTCCATTCCGATGTGAAGGTCACTCCC